GAGACTTCCCCAGGGCAGTGTTGTGGACCAATCCGAGGCACTGGTACTAGTTGCAATACGAACTTCAGTTGGCGTGGGTGATGCACTGCCGGTTGCAGAAGAAACGTGCAATAAGGTATCAGGGCTAATTGTCCCCAGACCCAGGCGGCCACTGGAGTCCAGGCGCATCCGCTCGGACCCATTAGTTGAGATGGCTACGTTGTTGGCGGAAGGTAGATAAACACCGTTGGTGGGGACGGTGCTGCTGCTGGGGATAAAGCTGGCAGCGGTGCTGGTGCCGGTGGTCGTGGTGTTCTGGCTGCCAAAGTCCGGGCTGATCTTGGTGCCAGCGATGGCGGCAGAAGCGTTGACGTCTGCGTTAAGGATGGTCCCATCAAGGATCATCGTGCTGGTGACAGTGCCGGTATCGCCAACCGTTACAACGTTGCTACCACTTTTGGTAAGCGCACCAGTAACAGAAACAGAGCTATCAAAAACAGCGGCCCCGGTTACATCAAGAGTTCCAGGAACATCAATGTTGCTTGTCCACTCAACACCAGTGCCAGCAGCATCAGTTTGGAGAAGTTGACGGGCAGACCCATCAGCCAACTTGCTGACAGCAATTTCAGCAGTGGCAGAAATATCCCCATCAACAATCGTTGCATCAGCAATCATCGCGCTGGTCACGGTGCCGGTGTCACCAGTCGTGACCACCGTGCCAGTGGTATCCGGCAGGGTAATGGTGCGGTCAGCAGTTGGGTCGGTGACCGCAATCGTGGTTTCGAAAGCGTCGGCGGTGGCGCCCTCAAAACTCAGGCTGCCGGTAGTGCCGATCTCCAGGTTGCCGGTAACCGTGCCACCGGATTTAGGCAGTGCAGCATTGGCCAGGTCATAGGCCGATTTGACTGCCGTGCTCGACGCAATCGTAGTTGAGCTGGTGGTGCTGGTGCTATCCGAAACTTTGGATTGCAGGCCGGCAGGCGTGACGGCGCGGTCGGTATCAGTGCCGGTCTGAGTTTCGGCGCTGGTGGCGAGTTCCAGCAGACCTTGAACGGTTGTGCTGCCGATAGGAGTTGCGTTTGTCCAGCTGGCGCCATTCCAAATCTTGACGCCGTTGGGGGTCAGGCTGTTATCGAGCCAGACTTCGCCGGTGCTGTTGCCGCTGCTGCCGCCGGTTGCTGGGCTGGCGTTAGGTGCAGTCGTGCCAACGTGAACAGGGCCGACTTTGATAATGGTGGCACCAGTGCTGTCCTTGAAGAACAGGCCGGGACTGGTGGTATTGGTGTTAAGGGCGATTTGGCCGTCGGCAATCGAAGTCGTCGGGCGCTTATTTGCAGTGCCGCTGCGAAGAGACTTATGCGTCGAGGCCATTCCCTTAACTCCGGTAGGACGGGATTACTGGAGCAGTCTAGTATTCGCCGTCGTCAAGTACCACGTCGTAGGTCTCAAAAACGTACGTGAAGTCGCGCCAGGCGGTGTAGTAGTTGGCGTTTTGCAGTTTTATCAGGACGTCGCCGGGTTGCCCGCCGATGGGGACGTTCTCGGCGCTATAGACAAAACTTTCTGTGCGGTGTGACATCAGTAGGTGCCATCGTCAACCACACCGATTGTCATTTCACCCGTGCTGTTGTCGACCAGCACTTCGGCAGATTCGAGTACCACGCCGATTTGCGAGGTGGTGGCGATTTGAGTGCGGCCCCACAGCAGTACCAGTGCATCACGAACGTCCGTCACACCGGTCATGTCCGGGGTGAAGTACGTGCCATCCGACAGAATGTCGTAATCGTTGAAGGTGCCGGTAGCACCGGAGACCACGGCAATCTTGGTCCAGTTGGCCGTGGTGCCTTGGCTGAGAACCCAGTCGCCGACTGCCAACGATGCAACAGGAGCCGGCGTGGTGCCGGTGCCGGCCACTGTTGTAATCAGATAGATACCGTTGTTTTGGGGGTTGGGTGCGCCGAGCGCTTGACCCACAGTCAGACCGGCTTCGGTGCCGTACTGGTTGAGCGTGGCAACGGTGTTAGTGCTGGCGTTGTAAGTACCACCGAAACGGATGTTGAGTTGGGTGGGGCTGCCATAGCCGACAAGCAGCCAGTAACCGTTGGGAGTTGGGCTGACTGTGCCAACCCAGATGTAGGCCGAGCGGTCGGACGGGTTAATCCACCACTGACCAGCAAACTCAGGTGTTGGAGCGCTTTCGCTGACTTGGGCGATGCCGTAGTCAGCCAACTGGGCAGCAGTAACGCTGTTGTTGGCGAGGAACGCACTGGTGAAAGTGCCAGTCGTAATCTTGCTGGCGTCAAGATTGGGAATATCGCTTGAGGCCAGGACGTCGCCGGTGACGATGTGCCCTTGGGCGTCAATCGAAACTTTGGTATAGGTGCCGGCAGTGGCGGCGTTGCTGTGGTTGAGAACACCACCAGCGGTTACGGTTAGACCGGTGCCTGGTTGAATTGCGCCAGTTGCACCAGCGGTTGCCACCGGTAGATCGGCGGCAACCAGTGCGCGGAATGTTGGGGTTGCGCTCGAACCGGTGGTGGGACCGGCAAAAATGCGGTTGGCCGCTTGGGTATCAAGGCCGGTGGTAATTGTGGCAACGCCAGCTGCACTGACCGATGCGCTGAACGTAAGCGGCGTGGAATCGGAAAAGACAAAGCTCTGGACGCCGCCTTGCTGGATCCACGCCGTTCCATCCCAGGCGTAGGCCAACGCGGTGTTGGTGTTGAACCACTGCTGACCTACAAAAGCGCCGCTGCCGCTGGGCGTGTTGCCGGAAATGATGGTGCTGGAGTCAGCGGCCAGTTTTGCGGCTGTCACAGCCGCCGCGTTGATTTTGGCGGTGGTAACGGCGTTGCTGGCGATCTTGGCGGCAGTAACGGCGTCGTTGGCGATGGTGGTGGCAAACGAACCAGTGCCCGAGCCGGTGACGTCGCCGGTCAGCGTGATCGTTTGGTCGCCGGTGTTAGTCCCAGAAGTGGTGCCGGAATGGGTGCCGCTGAACGTGCCGGATTGAGTTGCAAGCGTGCCAAGACCCAGCGTGGTGCGGGCGGTCGCGGCGTCGGTGTCGTCAATCAGGCTGCGGCCAAAGCTGGTCAGGCTTGTGGTGGCGTAGGTGTCGCTGGCCGTGGTGTAAACGGTTTGGTCGGCGCTGGTGGTCAGTCCAGAAATACTTTGCAGGCCGGCGTCATATGCCTGGACGTCAGTTCCAATAGCGACGCCGAGGTTGGTGCGGGCAGTGCCAGCGTCAGAAGCACCGGTGCCACCATCGGCAACGGCGAGGTCGGTGATGCCGGTGATCGTGCCGCCCGTGATGGTGCCGCCGGTAATGGCAACTGCCGTGGCATTTTGTGTGGCAATAGTGCCGAGGCCGAGCGTGGTGCGCTGGGCAGCTGCGTCGGCGTCGTCAATCAGCGCACGACCCGCTGCGGTAAGCGGAATTTCCTCAACAACGCCCGCGCCAGCAGTGCTACGTCCCAGCAGCCGGTCGGTGGCGCTGACGTCTTGGATTTTTGCGTAGGTGACTGCACTGTTAGCCAGTGCGGTCGTGCCGAGTTTGGTGGTGCTGCTTTGGTTGAGCTTGGCGAGGTCAATGCTGGAGCTGTCGGCAAGGGTGGCGCCGGCTTCAAACAGGTCTTTGGCGGTGACTTTTTTGGTTTCGCTGGCCGAAATATCAACAATGGGCAGGACGTCAACAGCTGCGACGTCGGCCTCGTTGAGCTGTGTTAGCTGTGTAATGCGCTGGTCGGCCACGCACCCGCTCCAGGTCTGGGAAGTCTGTTGCTAGTTTAGTCGGTTACTTCTGTCAGCAAGAAGTCCAAGTTCTGCTGCAGGCGGAGGCGATCAGTGTCTTCTTTGAGGACGTAGCCAGACGGTTCGCCAATCAGCAGGCGGATTTCGCCAGTTGTTACGAAGTCGATGACACAGTTGATGGCCTGGTCGCTGCGAACTTCGATTCCGGTTTTAGTCACCATGGCGTTAAATTCGTAGTAAATATCATTTGTTTTTGTGTACACAGCATCTTCTACAAGTTGCAGAGCGCAAGAAAATTCGCTACCAATATCAGTACGGTTAATAAGTTGAAGCATCAACAAGGAGTTTTCCGTTAGTCCGCTGTTTTCGGTGTTGAATAAGCAGTCGATTGATCCACTGCCCGAAATAAGGCCGGCGGAATACATCTGCCGGAAGCGGTCGGACATTGTGGTAGTGTCCATTGCTTCACGGTCGGTGTTAAACGTGTAGCCGGTTACATCACCCAATACACGTTCCACGGAACCGTAAATTTGCACGTCTACAGGTAGTGCGCCGCCGGTAAAAGTTTCTAAGGGATACTCATAAGTGCGGTCGTTATTGATAGCTTCACTAAAACTTTCAAATAGGCGAACGCCCCCGATACCATTGACATTTGCGTAGGCCACTACCGTGTTTTGAGTTGCGCCACCGCCATCCGGCCAAGTAGAAGTCGGCAGAAAATCTAGTCCTCGGGGATCTGCGGTGGAAATAACTAATTGGTCGCCCGTCAGCAAGTTGTCGAGAGAACCCTCCAGGCCAAAACGATTGAGGGTCGTATTTACGTCCGCTGGAAGGATGGACGAGACAAAACTGCCCGGAGATTTACGGCGCAGTTTGATTTTGCCGTAATGCCCTAGGAAGTAGGTCATGCGTCAACGATCTCACGGAAGGGTCCGTCAACCGTGAATTGCAGTGCCACCGAAGACAGTTCGCCGGTGCTGACTTGCAGCGATGCGTTGGTGATGTAAGCGTTAAAAGCGATGTCGTCTTTGATGTCGTTGCCGCTTCCGGCAGTTTGGCCCACGCGCAGGACCATACCAACGCGATCACTTTCGGTGACGCCCGTGGTGGACGTCTTCATGATCCTGTTCAGAAACTGGTCAAATTGCGTGCCAGGTTCGGTGCTAACGGTGCCTTCGCGGCGGTAATACAGCAGGGTGGCGCTGCCGGAAGCGCTGCTGGATCCAGGTGTGTAACTTTTGACGGCGGTGTCGACGGTGGTGGTTTCCAGCAGTTCGACGGTGGTTTCCAGGCTCCAGTCGCGGAGTTTGAGGGCTTGCTCGGAGGCGGCGGGCGTTACATCGCCAGTGCCGGTGCTGGTCAGGTACAGAGCCCCGGTGCGTCCGGTGTAAAAGGCCATTGCGGCAATCCCGTTTTCTTATGCCACTTTAGCGGCGGATGGTAAACAGATTATCGCTGAAGTCGGCAATAAGGGATTGGCCGTCAGTGGTGCAGGGGTAGATGGTTGCCCGAACAGTAATCTCGCCTTCCTCATCCATCTGAACTTCGCTGACTCGGAATATGCGGCGGGTGGTGGTCTCCACGCCAAGCACAAACAGGAAGTTTTCGTAGTCGGCGAGCTGGGGTGCTATGCCGTTGGTGACGGTTACTGTGTTGACGTCGATCAGACCGCGATCACTGCGATACAGGCGGAAGTTGTAGGTGCCCGACGCAAGATTCGCGTCCAGTGGAACGTTGAGTGCTCCACCAACGCCGATTGTGCCGGTGCGGATAGCGTCCCAGCTGTTTTGGCCGATGTCGACGTAGACAAAGGCGCCGGGTGAAATTGGGTCAAGGGTTGGGTAGGTTTTAAACTCGATGGCCTGGCGGACGTAGCGGCGCAGGTTGCAGATCAGTTTTCCAAACAGAATTGCCTGCTCCGGGTTGGTTACATACAAGGACAGGTCAAAAGTTTGACGAATTGCATCTATCTCTAACGTGTCGGCAAGTTGGACCTCTAAAGATTTTTTCTTTGAGAAAACTGCGTCTTCTGGAATGTCGGTATAAATGACGGTGGCAATAATATCTTGGACATTGGATCCAAAGTCCATGTACTCCTCTTTGTAGGAGTCTTCGATGATGTTGCCTTGGTTGAAGATGGCGCTTACGTTGATTGTGCGGGTGATTTGACCGGTATTGGGGTCAAAGGGCACTGCAGGTACCAAAGTTTCGCGGCCACCGATGCGGGCAAATTCCAGCAAACTAAATGGCGCCACTTCAACCCAAAATTCGCGCCAGCTGCGGGGACTGGCAATCATGCAATCCATGAACAAGTTGTTGGCCTGACAAAAACGCTTGGTTAATGCCAGCTGGCGCAGATCAATCGCATTGACTTCGGCGTAGTTTCCGATGCCGTCTTCGCTGTCGATGACGGTATCAAGGAAAATGTCGGGCGCTAGGCTGCTTGCGCCGTCGGGGGTAGAGGGGTAGTAGACGTAACCGTCGTCGCCCCAGGTGGTGCCGAACTCGTCAGTGCCGCTGGTGCGGATTTTGCGGACGCGGCGACCTTGGGTAGCAAAGACGCTGAACGAACGTAGGTCTTGGATTGTTTTGCCCGAGTAGGCGTTGAAGCCGTACAAGGCCAAGTTGTTGTACAGCTGGCGGGTTACACCGCTGCTTACGCTCGTGTAATCGGAGAACGGCTGTATAAGCTGTTCGGTAGCTGCAGTAAGAGTTATTTCCGGTCCTGCGTCAAAAGAAAACTGGAGTTGAGTATCGGAGTCGTAGTTAAACAAGTCCCACTCGTTTAGGTCTGCGGGATTGTTGTTTTGAGGCGGAAAATTACGATTCGTACCAAGCAAGGACAATCCTGTAAATTGAATCGACGGCACTGTAGTGCTGCCGCTATTTAGTCTGTAGGTTTCAAGGGTATAGGTAACCGGGTTTCCTGTATTTTCGAGATAGAAATAGTTTGCGGATGCGTCGCGTTCGGCAAGGGGATCGCTAATGGGTTCCAGCTCAAATGCCCATTGCGTTGCTGCCGCCGGGTCGGTTAGGCCGCTATTGAACTTGATGTAGACGTAGTTTTCGTTATCGGCGGCACGACTAATTGCAAATACACCTGGCACAGTTGAATACTGAGTTTGGCCTACTTCTTTGTAACGCAGTTTGAACAGTGATACGCGGGGTTTGATGCCGTTGTCACTGGCTGGATAGCCGCTGCGCCTGCCGCTGCCGTACTCCATTTGGCGGCCACTAATGCGCTTGTAAACAACAGCTTTAAGTGCCAGGTCAACAATATGACACTGGGATACTGTTTCATAGCTGGCTGTTGCAATCCGTACTAGCGCTTTGGTGTAAAAAACATCGTCAACAGCGCCAGACAGATTAAGCACAATACTATCCAGATATTCATAGCGACGAAGCAACGCTATTTCGTCTGTTGTTAGTGACCTGCTTTTAACGTAACCGTTAAATGCTTGTGCTGTGTATGTAATTGTCTTTTCGCACCAGGCTGTGTAACGACCGTTTCTTATTTCACTTCTAATTTCATAACCTAATGGGCAACCATAAGGATTTCTATTAACAGTAAAGTTGACTTGATCCTTACGCGTAGCTTGGTACGAGCTGTAAGAAGCAACTCTTATTTCTCCGGAATCTGCAAGTTGTACAGCTGTAGTAATATCTGGCCTCTGATCTTCGTTAAGCAGAGCCAAAGCGCCGGGACGTAGGCGGTCGTACTCGGCTCTATCTTCTTCCGATACTGCCGGTGTGGTTGATGTGGGATCGAGACTTGTGTAAGCAGCGGACGGTGCTCGGCCAGCTGAAATGCATTTGAGAGTTACCGAAGCATCGACGTTTTCAATGTCGGGATTTACCAGTTGTGTGACTTTAAATAGTGCTGTGCCAAGTTTAAAAATGCTAGCAACATCGAACGTGCTGACAATACTGCGGCGGGCATCCTCTGCTTCTTGACCTGGGGCGTCCGAGGCTCCGGATGTTTTGGTAATGCGGACTGTCAGCTCGGTATTCAGAGGAATAGAAACGCCCGAGTTGGTTACCCATGGCGTCATTTGTGCGTAGACGCCGAGATTGACGCTTTGCTTGTCGCCGGTGGAATTACGCAGATATAGCAATATGTTTAGAGGTACAACCCCGTAAATGCCGCAAGTATTGGAGGTTGTTGGTGAGTACGCCTGGCTGAAACCATCGACGCGGACGTTGGCTGCTGTTGTCTGGATGCGATAAGGATTATCAGTCAGCTGGCCGTAACTGGTGGGGTCTGATGTCGATTGGTTGTTTAGTTCATTCCTTTGGGCAAGGAAGCCGGTAGCCCCAGGATTGAAATACATCCAGAGGTTGTTGGTTATTAGGTCGCGGATGGGAGTTTGACCGAAGGCGCTTTTTTCTGGGTCGATTGCTGTGATGGCACCACCGGCAAGCAGCAGCAACATCTGAATAAATTGACTGGAGCCGTAACTGCGGACGGCGGACCATAGCAAAGCGCTGGTAACGCGCACGCCGCCGTTGGGGTTTGCGCCGGTGCCTGTGCCGCGGTTTGCGTACACAAGGTTTACCGGTTCCCCGTAGGCGGCCAGTTCTTGAACGCTGTTAAAACCGAAGCGCGGCGAAAAGCGTTCGTCGCGTGTTTGTTGTTGACCGCCGCCTTCTTGTTTCTGGATTCCAGGTAATTCAGGAACCTGCGGTTGAGGAGTTAATAGTGCCGAAACAACTTGAGCAATGATGCCGACAATCGTTAAAACTAAAGCGACCGTTGCAACTTCTGCTGTTGGTTGGCCCTTAAAATCTGGTTTTTGGTATAACGCGACAAATTCCAGGTACTCGTCCTTGCTGATGCCGAGCGTTGTGATCAGTTCGTGCTCAAAGGGCAGCAGCTTGCGAGTCATCGGTTCATCCAAAAATATGCGCCCATCCCAGCGGGAATCTGGCTACGCACCACATTCTGACTTGGGGCGATAAAAAGCACAGCATTGTCCTCCAAAATAGTGGCCAGCGCAGCTCCGGCTTCACCGGGTAAGAAGGCCACTGCTCCGGGGCGGGGTGCGTCGATCCGGGTGCCGTTGTCCAGCAGCCAGCGAAAAATTAGTTTGCGCGGGAAGGTTTCGTCGGTGTAGTCGCGGTAGACCCACTCAAACTGCTCGGTGTAGTCGGCAAACCCCAAGCGTTTGTGGACCTCGCACGCCAGCTGGAAACAATCGGTTTTGCCGCTGCCGTCCCAAGGTGCGTGGCCCCAGCCGTAGCGCAGCCCGATTAGGTCGTTCACTGGAGGGATACGTTGGCGCTGACGGGAAGGGGGCCGACCAGCTGGCGCGTGAGTACGCGGGCCGGAAAGTTGGAAACCACGCTGTCGATGGCTGAGCGGTAGCGCAGCTCAATAGTAGTCTCGCTGATACTGGCGCCAATGCCAACCAAATACTCGACTTGCGTGGCGCCGTTTACGGCAATTTCATTGTTGCTCGTCAGCCACACGGTGGAAAGCACCAGGCGTCCCAGGCGGTTGCCGTTGCCGGCGTCCAGCATACGGATGGCGAAATCCACGTTGGGAAACAGCACCTGAACGATGGTGTTGTCGCCAGTGTTATTAGAAACGGTACCTTCGGCGCGAAAGGGGGCAAACTCGTAGCGCTGATTTAGGTAGCTGTAACTTTCGTTTACGAAATAGTTTTGGTAGCGGTGGGTGGTGCCGTCGGTTGTGGTCAGATTGAAAAATTGGGCAATGCGGACGTCAATAGCCATCACGCGTCATCCGTAGTCGTGTTGCGGATTTCTCCGAGCAGCGTGATGGTAACGGTGTAAATGCCGGGGCGTACGGATTGAACCTCAGGGGGTTTTTCGTACTCCCAGCGCAAATTGCCGCGGTCGGCCGTGTAACTGGTGACTTCGGCGGTGAGCGCAGAACTCATGCCAGCAGTCACGTTGTCGGATAAGCGGAAACGGCTGTTGCTGGCGGTTTGAGAATGATAATGATTCAAAAAGGCGTCGACGGTTGCGTCGGGGATATTTTCGTATTGCAGTTCCAGTTGGGCGCCGTAGGGGCTGTTGCCGAAGGTGCGGCGGACGGTGACTCCAGACAGTGTGCGGAATGTTTTTTGCGGGTATACACCAGGGGTATACCGGCGTGCGGTAGGTGTAAAGGAGGGGAAGTTAGCCATTAGAAGCCGACCCTTTTACGTGTGGAGGGTGACTGCTGGAGTTTGTCCAGTGTCATGGACATGCCGCGTTGGGCGCCGTCGCGGGCGGCTTGGCGGCGGGTTTGAGCCATCGCAGCCTCCAGTTGATCGCGGCTGACGTATTCCACCCCGTTGATCGTGCTGGTCTCAAACGTCATGTTAAGGACAGGGCCGCTGCTGGCACCAGGGGCTGCGCCCATCGAAGCCCGCAGGTCGCTGTTGGACATGACGCCGCCGCTGGTGCCAGGCACAAACAACTCGGGGCCGCGCTCGCCAACGAGGTAAGGGGTACCAGCGCGGGTTGGGCCGCCTCCTGCCAAACCGCCGCCATATTGGGCTGCGCCAAGGTTGAAGTTTGCTACGGAATCTGTAGCGCCTCCGCCGCCTCCGCCGAAGCTGCCTCCACCCAGTGCTTTGAGGACGGTTTGGAGAATGATCATCGTTAGCTGTTTGGCGATGATCTCGGATGCCATCTGAATAAAGGCATCGCCGACAGATTGGAAGAAGCTGGCGAGAGCTTCTTGGGTGGTCATCGTGCCAGAGATGATGCCCTGGAACGCTTGGCTGAAGGCCGTGCCAATGCTGTCTGCCACCGACACGGCAACGTTGCCGATATTGGTCAGCTTGATCAGCTCGTCTTGCAGGGCGCCAATGCGTTTTTGGATGATTTCGCCGGCGGTTTCTGGGGCAGCAAGTTGCTTTTTAAGTATTTCAATTTGTTGAAGCTCAGGGGTGCTGTACTGTTTACCGCGTTTCAGCGCCTCCATTTCGTACTGAATACGCAGACGATTACGTTCGGCTTCGGTGGTGGCGTTTCTAAGGTCTAGTTCTTGTTGGAGACCGAGGATTGTATTTTGGGCGTTTTCTTTACGCTGTTCCTCCAGACGTGCAAGGTCTTGGTCTGTTTTTTGAATAATTAAACCTTGTTTTGCCTGCTGGGCCTTCGCTATGGCTAGTTGCCCGGCTGCGGTTTTTTCTTTATCCAAAAGTTTTGCTGTTTCAATGCCCCACTCAACAAGTTGCTGCTCACCTTGTAAACGACGAGCCAACATCGGATCCTTTGCCATTTCAGCGGCAAAGATCTTTGCGTTGTAGTCGTACTGATTTTTAAGCTCTGATGTTAGTGCTTGTTGATTCAGCAGCAGAGTAGCTAAACGCTTTGCCTCTCTTTGTTGCGCATTTGCGGCTTTACTTGACCCTGCACCCTCTGGCGGCAGATTGGAAGGTACAGCAACAGGTTTAATTGGACCGGTAGTGTCCTCAAAGTTAACGGCCCCTAATCGTCTTTGTTGTTGCAATACTTGTCCTTGTAAGGACGTAGCCAAATTTCTATTGGCGCTTTCTGGGCCTACGCGCTTTAAGTTAGTTGAAATATCTTGTAGTTGATTATTAAGCAGTGCCAGCTCTTCTCTAGATTGAGGGGTTACCCCACTTAGAGCTTTTAGGCTAGCTCGAAGGTTATCAATACCTTGAGATTCAAAACCCGTTGTAAATGCCAGTCCAGCTAAACCTAGATTTCTTGAGACCGTGTTGGTAAGCAGTTGGTTTAAGCCGCGTAAACCTTTAGCGATCTTGCTGAGAATACCGTCAAGAATAGGTCCTAGGACTTCGGCAAGCGTTCTAGCCAAGCTCACAACTGCCGTAGCTACATCATTTACAGCATCCTTAAACCGCTCAAATCCTGTCTTGGCTTTTACTGAAGTACCGTCTACTGTATTACCGAGAGCGAACAGAGTATCGCTAAGATCTTGAACGCTTATTTTTCCATCTTTTGCGTACTGCAGAACTTCTGTACGAGAAATGTCATATTTATCAGCAAGCGCCTGCTGAATAGGTATGCCTTGTGCAGTAAGTTTGGTTAAATCAGCTATACCTACTTTACCTTTAGACACAAAATCAGCGTAGATTTTGGTTACCTTTTCTATGGACCCTCCATACTCTCCGGTCAAACGACTGGCGAGCTGTAAAACACTTACCTGATCTTGTACAGCAATACTTAATCCCTGTATCTGTAAAACCGCTGCTTGGAATTGTTCAGAGTTTCTACCAGCTTGAGCAAAAGCTGTAGCCAGTATCGCTGTTTGATTAGCGGCTAAGCCTAGGTCGGCAGATAGTTCTTTAACAATGTTTTGTTTAGCAGCTATTTCACCTAGAGCGGTACCAATTAGCGATCCAGCAAAACCTCCTTGGGCGCCTCCTAGCAAACCGCCGACAGCACCGCCTACAGCCGCTTCCGCACTTTGACCAAAAAGCAGTGGAAAAGCTCCGCCAATAGCTGCGGAACTGAGGCTTCCTTGTATTGTTTTACCTAGGGCTGTAATTCTTTCTGTTTGTTTTTTAGCTGCAGCAGCTCTAGCCATATCGAGCTGAGCGATTTGCGTTTTTTCTTCGGCAAAAAGTTGTTGGTTTGCTTGCCGTTGTTTTTCAAGTTCTTTAGCGCGTAAGGCGCCTTCTGCGCGTTCGGGGGATACATCATTTTCAAAACGAAAACGTGTAGATCTTTGTGTAGGACCGATGGGGTACTGGTATTGCTGTGCAGCACCAGCTAGGAGTTTACGTTTTTCTTCCTGCCGTGCCATGTTTAGCTGCACTTGAGCAGCTTTTTCATCTAACAAAGCGTTTGTTTCCAAACGCCTTCTCTCCTCTAATTCAGCTAAAGCTGCGGCTAGTTGCCTGGCACCTTCACGTTCATCAAGTATTTGCTGTGTTCTACCGCGTAGTTGACTGGAAAGAGCTACGGAAGACGCTGCCCCAGGTCCTATGGGTCCGGCATACTGGGTTGTTTCGCTGATACCGGCAGCGGCTAAACGTGTTCTGCGTTCTTCGTCTGCTACTTGTTTTAGTAGAGCAGCACGCTCACGCAATCCTGCGTTTACTTCATCTGTGGCTCGTATGTAATCACGAGCAGCGGTTGCAGCTTCTCGTGTACCTAGCGCAACTTTATTAAAATTTTCTGCTGCATCGGCAAGTAGATTGCTTAAGTTATTAAAAGTTCTTGGTATTCCGCCTTCACTTAGCGTTCGTATATCTCGATTTAAGCGATCTACGGCATCGGAGCTTCTATTAAGTTCGGTTTGGAAGGAGCGGAGATCCTTCGCGCCTTTTACAGCAATTTGGATTTCAGCTGTATAAGCCACGGTGCCGCGTCACACTCTGGTACTTCAGTTTACGCCGTAAAAAAGCCGCCGGGGTTAGCGGCGGCGTCGGGCTTTGTCGATCTCCTTTTGCTGGTCCTCGTTGAGGATGCTGAAGTAGGCGCTCCAGCCGATCAGCTCTTCGGCGGTCATGGTGGTGCTGACTTCGGAAAGGGTTTTGCCTAGCTCTTTGGCGACTCCGAATTGGAGCATGAGCCAGTTGTCTTTCCGAAGTTCGGCACTCAGGATTTTGGGTCGATGGGCTCCGCGTCGTCGGTCAGGATTGCCAGCATCAGGGCTTGTAGGTCCTTGTCCTTGACTTCGTTTTTGAGCACGTCGATTTCGCCGGCGTTGAACAGGCGGGAGCCGGTGTCGTCGAGGGCTTTGGCGATCAGCAGTTGGAGGGCGAAGGCGTTGGCGTCGTCGGACTTGGCTTGTTTTTGGGCGCGTTCGCGCTCGGCCATCGTCAGGGGTGCCACCCACATTTCAAATTTGGTGCCGTCGGAGAGTTCGACAATCTTTTTGACGGGCTCCAGGTTGGCGGCCTTGCGGAGGCGGTCAATGGCACGCAGTGAGCTGGGAGCAGGCATAGAAGTCCTGATGGTCTCGGATTAGTGTAGCGGAGTAGAGACAAAAAACCCCGGCGGTGAGGCCGGGGTCCGGGTTTCGTCCGTTTTGCAGACTATCAGGCGGAAGTGCTGAAGTCGAAGGTCGGGGTGGCAGCCGGGCGGAAGTTCACCGTCACGGACTGGGCGTCGTCAGGGTTGACGTTCATGCTGGCCGAGGTCAGCGTGGCGTCGAAGCTGATCGAGCGGCTGAGGGTGTCGCTCACGTTGCCGCCGCTGTACACGCGGTCGATGTACAGCTTGAAGGCAGCACCGGTCTGCTGGCGCTGGAGCACGTCCTCGATCATCCGGTTGGACATCGAAGCGTTCTCGTTGGTCATGTAGACCGTGGCGGTGCCAGTGCCGTCGCCGAAGCCAGCGATGTAGCTGCGGAAGGGGACGTACTGACCTTGGGTTTGACCGATGGTGGTGACGTCGATTTCGGCGCGGTTGATTTCGAAGGTCCAGTCGCGGACTTGGCCCACGGCCACGAAATCGGCGTAGGCGACCTGGAACTCGTTGGGGGCAACGGCGGTGCCGTCGTCGGTCAGGTCAACAGCGGTGCCACCAGCGGTCGTCGACACCTGCAGCGCACCAGTGGCGGCGGTGTAAGCGATCACGTAGTAGGTGGTGACGGCCGACAGTGGGGCAGGCAGGGTGCCGGAGCCGGAGCCGCCGGTCTGGCTGTTAATCACGCTGAATTTCACGGGGTCGCCCACCTTGAGGTTCAGGTAGGTCTCGACCGTGATGGTGTCGGTACCTGTATTCACGCCAGACTCACCGAACGAGCCGGTGGTGCCAGCGGGCTTGTAGTAAAGAGCGCCGGACGTGCCGGACAGAACGGTGGTGGCCATTGGCGTACCAGGGGGTTGTTACAGGGCGGGCACTGCCCGGCTTATTACAGGTTAGCGCCTGTAATAGTTTCTTCCTACGACAGCACGGTAGCGACGTAGGAAGTGTCAATTCGCCCCACGAAATGGGGCGCATCTTCTGTAGCTGAAAATGTAGGGCCGTTGATTTCACCGACTTTGAAATAAACGCCGGTGGTGCCCTTTGTTGAGTTGTTGAGGGTTTCCAGCACGTTGACTGCGGTGGTTAGCAGGGTTTGGTTGCGGGCTGGGCCGCGGCCTTTTTCGGTGAAAATGCGAATGATTATTGCTCCACGAGCGTTATCGACGCTGGAGGTCAGCGTGGGTTCGTTGGTAATGCCGAAGGTGACGTTGACGCGGACGTATTCGGTGGTCGTGTTGGGTGGAACGGCGGTGATGTTGTCGAAGTAGACCGGCACCGCGGGCACAAGGGCGCCAAACGCTGTCAGCAGTGGGTTCTCGACGGCGGCGCGGATGGCTTGGTAGTTCATAACCTCACATTACGGAGGGACTGGTCCATGTACAAGCTGATGGTTTTGTCGATTGCCCCGCCGCGCAAATAGGTGGTGTACCAGTCCAATGGGGCCGTGCGTCTGTTGGGGCCGGTGGGGTTTACAGCGAGATCGCCGCGCAGTCCGCTAACTCGCTCGCCTCTTTCTGCTTTTTTGATCGGTTCGTATCCCGGATAACGGTATGTACTTTCAACTAAATCAAGAGCTACATCTGCGTGAGGAGCTTTGTTTGCAATGTAGTATTTAATTTCTGGCTTGAACTTAAACTCGTCGACAGTAAGGATTGGGGCTTTCAGTCGTTGGGCTTCGCCAGATGCGCCAGTGCCAGTGGACACTTTGCTTGGGGTAGCTATTTCCCAAGAGTTTGAAAATTGACCGGACCAAGCTGGGCCTTGTTCTTGTAGTTGGAGGACGATGTTTTCGGCGCTGCGTGCCACGCCGATAATGAACGGGGCAAGGAAGCCGGCTTCGATATTTTTTGCTAAGCGCATGAAGTCGTTGCGGCGGCGTGCCATTACTGGGGCCTCGCTATGACGATGTGCAGGACTGGGGCGTCGCCGCGGTAGGTGTTGACGTTGAGGATTTTGGCTTCGCGGGTGACGCCGGCTTGGGTGTACTGGATGCGGTCGGCTTCGGTTGGGTAGTACGTTCCAAGCTCGCTGCTGCCGAAGATGAATTTGACGTCGGTGGCTTGGTACAGACCTTCGGATTCGCGGGGTGTGACGCGGGTGATGACGGCTTTGACTGTGACCGTGGTGTCGGCGCCAGTCACGTTGCCGGTGGTGGGGTCGTAAATGCGGGGTGTGACGGTTTTGATGTACGTGATGTTTTGGCCCCAGTCCGCTAGGACGGAGGTGGGGATTGGGGCAAATGTGTCGTCGATTAGGCCCATGTC